CTCAAGACTAGCGTTTTAATGAAACATCAGATGTTCAACAATCAAAGTTTAACATATGTTCTATAAGTTCCGGCAATCGATTGCTTTTGTTGAAGTCATAAACGGTGGCTTCTAATGCAATGATTTCATCAACGCTACAATGATACACAGCTGCTATAGTTTGGTAACTAAGTGCGGTCCTACTTATTTGGCAGTTGTTTGGATTTAAAGACCAATAATATCCTATGTGTTCATTGACAATTTTGTGATTCGACGATTTGTTTGGTGCCTCATGCGCATAATGAGCGTACAATTGTTGATTCAACGAATCCAATATCGGTATATGTGCCCACTCCTTCAATCTTGCATAACATGTGTCACGTCCAATAACACGATAATCGAATTGTGATTTGCGCACAGTTGTGTTTTTGAGAAATGCTCGTCCAATCTTCGGCGTTAACACCAATGTTGTCTGCCCGGCAATCTCATAAGGAACAAATCGAGCGGAAAAGAAAGTACCACTAAACTGATTTTCATGTATTTGTCCCTCAGGTTCTAATCCATGCGCCTGCAGATAAATTTGCAATTGTTTAAAATGGAATGGCACATCAACTTGCCCTGTAAAAAACAACAAACAATCATCGCCACCTATGAGAGCATATAAATTGTTTTCAAGTTGGTAATGTTGTATATATACTTGTAACAAGCTACCAAAAACCACTGTATTGCCATAGGTTGTATCATTTGACCCACTCTGCCGGCATGATTGTAATTTAGCGGAGAAATCTCCTTTCTTATCTCTCCATTCAATTGTTTGCTCTGCATAACAATAATTAATTATCTTTTTGCTGACTCCCATTGCTGCCATAACTTGTTTCTGGATAGCAATATTGACCAAGCGCATTGTTGCCTCACAGCGACTCAGATCAAAATCAGCAGCAACAACATTTTCCAACAATCCAAATTTACTATAAACTATGTGTCCTAACTCAACTGGATTCCTACCTGCCCCATATAATATATTAGAGTGTTGCCAATCAAATATTTCCTTCAATACATTAGTGGCTTCCCAGATAGTTGGCCCTGTGAGTGCCAAATGTGTGGCATCACGGTCTACAATCAATCTAGTCTTATGGTCATGTAAGTGTTTTGCATTTGATACGATTGAAACTTCATCTTTTACAAACACTGTAGACCTAGTCAATTTTTCACATATACGATTGTCGCGTCCTTCTCTTATCTGCTGCTGCCGCAATCCATTGAACCGACAAATCCATTTTTTGAAATTGCGTCTCATATCGATATTACTTGCGACCTGGGAATGAATATTATTAAGATAACTGTCCCATTCTTTTCCCATTTGCCACAAAAACCATTGAGTCTGACTCAACAATGGTGATCCATACCTTTTCCAAAATGCGTTTTCGAGGCAAGCACTGCAACTGGTATACGAAACCAAATTATGTTGTTCAGATTCGAAACAATAATAAAACCCACGTCCTTTGACATTATTACAATTACAAACTCCATAAGTACGACAAACTGGAGCAGGTATTTGGTAATAATTTCCAGATTTTTCCATAGCAGTTGGATAACGCAACGCTTTAAACCAATTATGGGTGACCTGGATTTTAAATTTGGCAGCTTTATCATGATCAGTTGGCAACCAATAATGATCAAACATCTTACATGATGCCATCATATATTGTATGTTGCCATTAGACATATGCGCTCCAAAACTACTTGCTAGCAATTGACTAATACCACCAACCCAAGTCTGTCGTAAACATTTGGGCTGCCTTATAATACGTGCTCGGCACTGATAAGATGGGAACACCAATTTTTTAAAATATTGACTATTAAAATACACGTGTGCATGCCGCATCGACAAATCTGTTTTACACCGGCAATTTTGCAATGTTTGCGTCAATTGGCGTTTAATTATAATAGCTGCAAACCCTTTAACCTTTGGTATTTGTAACGTAGGTATCATCGGGACGTGTGTTTCCACTTTAAACTCAAAACGAAGAGAATTATAAACGGGTATTCCACATGCTTGCCCTATGACAATAAACATTTTCTTGAACATGTCCTGTAAATTCCAATCAAATGATGCTGCAATAACAGGAGTTTGATCCCTATATTTATGAGCAAGGTCAATGCCCAATTGCACACCATCCCTAGTCACCACTCCAACGAATGCACACAATCTCCTCACTGTACGACTATCTATAGCATTCCACACATTTGTTTCCACACTTGCGCAAAGCCGCCCAAACAATTGCAATACATGGTCGATAGGTGTCTCATGTCGAACAAGACAATACAAAACATACACACATATCGCGATCGGTCTCTTAATATCGTTTGCCTGGTGCAATGTGCGATATAAGTAACTATTAGTGCATTGTTTTCGTAACAAAATTTTTGGCAATTGCAGTTTCTCTTGTATAAGATCCTCTTCGTCTTGGAATATATGAGCAACATTGTCATTGATATAGTCTCTTATCAATCGACTTTGTACAGACAATGAAGTGTGGGATTTACTTTTCTCAATTGAATTGCGCAACTGTTTTTCAATATGTTGATCCAAAATATCGCCCGCACACACATCCAACATCTCTGCCCAATATTCCGAAAAAATTTCAACTTTATCTGTCCATATTTTCTTAGCAACAGCACTTTGTATGCGCACATCCGTTGCTCCTTCTGATACATTTTTAGGCTTAATGCACGCTGATAAACTAGCGTAACCTGCAGCATCAACAACATTTCCGTTCACTATACGGAGGCGACTTGAATAGGGATTACTTTCAACCTTGTCAAATTTCCATACGAGGAACCGTCCATATGCTGCTAAAATCTTTGGGCGCATTACATCTGGACCGACTTGTAGTACTGCTGTTTCATAAGCTATAGTCTCATACTTATCAATTGCTCCTATACCAAACCCTACTATAAGTTTAGAAATTTTACCGCCTGAGAAAGTTGTTGTAATAGACGGTGGATCTAAAACAGTCGTAACAAAATTATCTCGTGCTATATCGAACACATAAACATCCTTAATGGTTTCTTGCAAAATAGATCCTAATTTATGGATAGGCACTAAAGCTTTGGAACTCATCATGTCATCATGGTGATGTAATGTGTTATAATGTTTACGTCTAATGAGTTCACACATTTGCAAGAAGAAACCATCTGTAGCTACAACAGCCCCATTATCAACCCTGTAAAATGATGCACAATATTCCAATTCCTCTTTGGATAACATATAATGTAACCTCACAATATCACCTGTGGCTACGGGCAACACTGTGGTCACAGCAGATTTGGAAGAATCATTTTGCATCATAGCTTTATAGCTAGCGAGAAAATTAGTTGTTTGAACTTGGCGTTCATTAAGACTTTGACTATTACTCTCGGGTTGCAAATGTGCTCTTTTGGGCAGATTTTTTGGTTTATTACTTCGCTTGGAAGTCGGCAAAGAGTCACTATCGGAATGCGTTTCAATGGCTGTATCTGTACTATAATCAAATGTAGATTGTCTAGGTTGCTTCAAATTTATTTTATTTTTCCTCTTCAAATGTCGTTGTGGCTCACTATGATCATCATCAAATTTAATACGATGTTTGGTATTTCCCTTATCAACATTCCTATAGCGATATGACTTCTGGGACATAATTGAGTTCCCTACTAACACATTATCACGCAAAGCGTCTTTATACTGCCTGATGGCATCTCGGGATTTTTGTTCCGCTAACAGAGTAGCTGCAGTACCATTCTCTCCATTTTGCAGTGTTTGCAATGCTAATGCAGCTGTTTTTGCTTCTTTTTCTTTAATAATATCAGATATAACTGGAACTTTGTGTGTAAATAATGGCATGATTTGCATTTGAGGCTCTGTCCGGCTTGATCCAGAATTTTGATCTGAACTGGTTACTGTGGAATTTGGTAATTTTTCAAGAGCATCAATACTATTTGTATTACTTATGTCTGGCTCCTCTATTTTTTCATTACTTTGTTTACTATCAACACTTTCTTGATCAGATTCATTGTGCAATAATTCATTTTTCAACTCTTGTTGGTAAGCTATTGTACACTCCTGATCATATTTCCACGCACCATCAACCAATATCTTACACTGTTGACAAGTTTTGCATTTCATACACTGTCTCTGATTATAACGATAGAATTCCATGGGAGTGTTGCAATCACACAATATAGCACATTTGTTTCTTTTACTTTGCCTTTTCTGAGTCTTAATTTTGTTTTTTTTATTACGATTTTTGTTTCTCTCTCCTTTAACTATCGGTTGTTTTTGATTTATATTTTCCGGAATGTCCTCAGACTCTGTTGAACTACCTCCACGCAACCCTGGACGCATATGCAAACACTTCACGCAAATTGCTTTGATCTGTGGCTTAATGCGTGAACAAACACTGCAAGTCAACCAATGGGGTGGCTGGCATGCAATTGGCAACATTTTAGACTGATTATTAATAAGTTGCATCATTTCCCATCGGATGTAGTTTGCGAGATCATCGGTCCCAGTTTTCTCTTGATGCGAGTTCTCTTCAACTCCATCTCTTCCAAAACTTGGTATTTGCTGCTCGGAGTATTTTAAATCAAATAACTCCCATTTATGGGTTTGGTCTCGAACGATCCAAATATGTTGTGGCAACTGACGTTTCATGCGTTTTGAATCGGACAGATAATAGGTTTTTACTCCTTTATCTTGTTGAGCTCTCTTACGTTTATTTCTTTTGGTTTTCAATGTGATGGTAGGTTGATATTCCACAACATATGGATTATTAATGGTTGCGTTAAATTGCGCTGCTTGATGATACTCAATGTCATCTGCAGGCACCTCTGCTTCAAATTGCTGTGATTCATATCCGCAAATTGCGGCAGTAACGTTATCATCAAGACATTTATTTGACAACCAATCTAATACGCTGGATCTATCATCACATTGGCAATCTACATCTCCAAAGTTTGCCAAATATTTTAATGCTCTAAAACGATTCATTGGATTATCATAAAGAATATACATGCCAGTTAATTTATTACCAACCAATTGCAGTTTTCCAGGCTTTGATTTGAACCAGATGGTTTGTATACAAAATGGTTTCAATGTGATACCAGGCGGTATTGATCGCACTTGTCGATCATATTTGGACCCAAAATAATCTCTCCACACGATAGCTCCAAACATACTTTGCAGATCAACTCGGCTGTCAAAAATACAACGCAACACTATACCTGGCAATGTGATGTTGAACCAAATAGACTCATAAACAACATCATCATCTATTAAATTAATAATCGCACACTTAATTGGCAAATATGTTGCAACTATATCACTAGGTCCCTCTCCAATCAACAATGCTATAACTGGCATTACAAATTCATGGTATATTTCAATATCAAACTCGTCACTATGTTGCGCTTTTTGTTCATCGGCGTATATGGGGTAATCATAACGGTATCTCTCAGTACTGAATGTTCTCCACTGTATTATATCATTTGGTCCTTCTCCTTTTTGTGGGCCACCTTGTTGCCGACGATCCTTGTCGAGGAGGACTAACTGTTTAATTTTATCTTTATATTGATCATATGAGACTGTAGGACCGTGCACAATTTCATCATATTGCGTGCCCACATATTGCTTATACTGTTTAGCAGACTCAACTTCTGTGGACCGCCCGAATTCGAAAACATCGACTATGTTTGCTGACTCAATGGCAGATTTTACTGCTTTCTTTTCTTTTTTGTTTTTAAATCCACCTTTCACGTCTCTTTTCCGTTTCTTATCAGCGCGCAAAATAATTTTGTCTTGATTTCCGAGTATAGGTTGATTTCGTCCTTTAATATTTATGACTTTATCTTTTTTGAGTCGCCGGTCTGTAATCCCAGCGAACATACGTTTTCGTTGCATTCTTTTCCACTTATTAACATCAATACTAGGGTTAATTTGGGCAAATATCAAAAAATCTTCTTCTGTATTAACTTTGTCAAATTGATTATGAACAATAGTTAAAACCTTCTCTCGTTTAGTAACGACCACGCTTGCAGATCTATGTTCACCGCGCAACGCCGCATGAGCATAACTTTGAGGAGTCCTTGTTTTAGCCCTTTTTACTTCAGGTTTGGATTCAATAATAGGATTTTTTAACCACATTATGAATCGTCCATAAGCCTCATTACTACTATATTGTTTGTGAAAAGATGCCAAGCCTCTATGAGAAGCGACTTGCCTACGTTTAGAGTTGATGGGGTTATTGACTTTTTGCCACGCTGCTATAAGCGATTCAAGTCCGACATCAACAGAGTTCACAGCTGCTGGCTGTGGCTCTTCTTCCAGTTCACGGATGACATTTTGTCGAATGTCATACCATTTATCTCCTTGTTTCTGAACATTTTGGTTGTAGTTCCATTTTTGTTCATCATTAATGGCATAGCCACTAGGTAATATTACCTCATATTGATCATGTAAACCAAGGCGATACATTTGCATTTCCCTCTCGTCTCTTAATTTTTCTTTATATAAAGCCGCGCGCAAATTTTTCTTCACAATATAAGAGATATCTTTTTTTCTGCGAACCCGTTTAAGCTTGATTCTTTGCTCAGCTAAACATACCTCGTTAAATTTCAATTCTGTGACCATTTCATGGCGTCCATATCTCCTTCTTTGCCGTGATGGCCTTTCGAGTTTATTGGGTTGATAGCCCAAACCAATCAATGGTTGGGTTTGAGTCACAGCCTTGCGGCCATTGTGACTTCGTGCACTGGAAGCTTGTCCAACCGGTACGGTCGAACCATTCAACGCGTTAGTGTGCGTGACCACATTCTTTCTAGAATTCGAAG